ATTCTTTTCTGGAGTCCAAGTTACTAAAAATCTTCCACTTTTGTTTGGGCTAAATATTACTGTAGTGTCTTTTACTCCATCTTTCCAGTGAAAAGATCCGCGCGTTACATGATGATCTAAAATACATGAATCATTATAATCTATCTGTTGATATATTTTTGTTAAATTAAACAAAGATTGTTTTGACTCATCTCTAAAAGCATGAGACTCTGTTCTTGGAAATTGTCTGTAAAATTCATTTAATGCGTCTGGATCAGAACTTAAAGAATTTACTTCGTTTTCCCAATAATCAATTGCACCTATTGTTACGTCTTCACCGTCTATTCCTGTTACAGGTTTTGCTGGTGTAGTTAATATAGGCATACCGTACTTATCAATATACCCTTCAAAATTCCATTCCATTGGAATAAACAAATTATATAAACCTGATTTTGTTTGTCCATTTTGATTTCGTTTAGAAGCATTAGAATCTTCAAATAATTTTTTAAAGTTTGCTCCTCCTTTGTCTAAAGCATTTGATGTTGAACCCATCATACATTTACCAATTACTTTACTACCTAATCGTAAACAAGTTTTTGTAACTCTCCAATTATTTAAAATATTCTCGGGCCTTTCCCATTTACCACTTTCATCATGTAATAAATACTGTAATTTTTCTCCATCATAAGAGTTATCAGATGTATTTTTCCAGTCAATAGTTGTGTCTAATCCGTCAAGTTCTTCATCTCCAATGTCATACATATTTTTTTTAGTAATCTTAGATGCGGGTACTCTGTAAGCTAATTCCGTTTTTGGCTTATCCATACCATCTTGTATTGGTTTAAAAAAGAAAGGATAATTATTTGAAATTGGAACTACCTTATCTGTAAACATTTTTTTTGCATCAGATCCCGTTTTAGACAATATTCCTATACGAGCATCTCTTGTTATTGTAGCTTGGTTAACTCCTTCGCAAGAACTCATAAATGAAAACCCTGACCTTCTTATTTTTAAATAACACATTCCAAAGCTTCTTTTGTCAGCCTTACAAGCTTCCCAAAAAATATAAAATATTCTGTTAGCTTCTCTAAAATCTGGATTACCTACATCAATTTTAGTCCATTGCAAATACATATAATGAGTACCTGTCATATAAAAAGGAGAACCGTTATTTAAAAACCAATGTCCTTGCTCTCTTCTATTAAATTCTGTTTCTATATAATCTACCCATTCTGTTTTAAAATTAGGTGGTGTTTCATGCCATTGAAATATAGATTGAATTCTTTTTAATTGCTTAGGTAATAATGCAGGAATCCAAAGTTGATCTTCTTTTTTTTCATGAGAATTTACAAATTCTTTTGGCTGTTTTGGAAGTGCTATAATAACATCACTAATAACATACACCTCACCTATAGTGCCATCTTTAGAAATTATTATTACATCATATTTTTCGTTATAACCATATAACCATGTGCGCGCTCGGTTTTTACTGGTGATAACATTTTTAGGAATGTAATCTTTTAAAACTCTAAATAAACTATTTTGATCTTGACTCTGCAAATCCTTTTGGGGTGTTTTTTTTATTATCTATAACATTTCCATCTAACAAATTTTTTTCTTCTTCTATTTTTTTTATAATTTCAAAAGCATCCATAATACATAATTTTTTAGTTGCAGCAGCATTTTTTAATCTGTCAGCAGCCAACTCATCTTCAGAATCAAATTTAATAATATCTTCTCTTGCAACTTTTATTAATTGACTTACAGCTTTTTTACCAGCTTCTATTATTTGTATTTTTAATTCTTTACTATCCATTTTCTAAAACTGTTGTTATGTTATTAGTAAACATCCTGTATAAAACTTCATCTTCTAAAGTAAACTCGTATTCACTTTCTGGAGTAAATATTACTACATCACCTTCGTTTACACCTAACAATTCTAATTGTTTGTTTGAATATTTTACAATTCCTTTTAATGGCTCGTATTTTGTATTTTTTGTTATTATAGATTTTTCTACAAGTATAGGTTTTACAAAACAATATTTACCATGAGATTTCCACTTACCTTCTTTTTTATATAAAAAAAATTGATCGTCATCTATAAAGAATAAATTTTCTTTAAAATAACTTTTACCACTTTTTCTTCTGCCATACATATCGTTATAAAATTTAAAAACATTATGATGCACCAATAAAGTATCTCCTTCTTTTATTTCTCCATTATAATTTATAGGAATAGAAACTACAGTAGCAAATCTGTTTGCTGACTTATGATCTTCTTCTGAAACACTTGTAATAAAATCTGTGTTATCTAATTTTTGTATGTTATCGTACCTTCTTTCGTTAGAAGGTTTAACGATAAAAGAATATATAGACTTCATTAAAAGTTTATATAAAGAAACTCTTTCCATATAAAAACTTCTTGGTTTTTCTCTACCCATAACTTATATGAACTTGTTTCTTCTTTGGCCTGTATTAAATGTATTTTATATTCGCCTCCAAGGACAAGCTGCCCTACAATATAGTGCATTGATCCAGATTTATAATCTGATCCAATGGAAATTTTTCTTATATCCATTTTAATTTATTTCCTCTACTAAACCCTTATTTAAAACTGCCGTAATTTCTTCCACTATTGATAGTGAACTTATAGGAAGAGATTGTAATAGTCGGTTTATTTGTTTAATAGATTCTTCATTTAATTCTACTTTCATTTAATTTAATTTAATTTATATCGCTAACATAGGAATTTTATATGGATTCCCGTTTACAATTACTGTCCATGTTGTGTCAGAAGCTGCTATTGTTTCTGTTGTAGTTAGCCCTACGATTTGAGTAGAAGACCCAAAAACTAATTGTCCAGCATCCGTTGATGTAGCTCCATACCCTATACAAACAGAGCCTGCAAACGTAGAAGCATTTGCTCCTCTACCTATAGCTATACTTGACTCACCTAAAGCAACTGCTTGATGTCCAATAGCAATAGTCCCTGTAGAAGTTCCGTCTGCTTTTCCTGCCGATGCAGTAGTTCCAATCGCTATAGAACCTGTTCCTCTTGTTATAGTAGACCTTCCTATTGCTGTATTGTCAGCAACTACATTAGTAACTCCATCTAAAGATGAATGACCAATAGCTATATTAAAACTTCCAGTTACTTCTGGGTTTTGAGAAGAAGACCCCATAGCATTGTTTCCAATAGCTATATGTCCTGTACCAAGTAATACTGATGATCCTGATGCTGTATCTCTCATAGCAAACGCACCAATTGCAATAGAAGAACTTGTATAATGTTCCATTGCGCTTATACCAATTGCTATTTGATTTTCTGCTTGCTTAGATTGATTGTTTAAACTATGATTTCCTGCTCTTGCTCCTATAAAAACACCTCCTCCTGTTGCACTGCTTGCCGAATATTGTGCAGCTCCATTACCTACAGCAACAATATCAATACCTATTTGTCTTGCATCGCTTGTTCCTTCTAAAGCTTTAGCACCTATAGCCACTCTTCCAGTTGCTGTATCTGTAGATGGAGATGATGTTGGATTACCTGCATATTGTAAAGCTTCATGCCCTATTGCAACATCTTGTCCTCCGTAACCATTAGACATAGCATCTTTTCCAATTAAAACATTTTTTGATTGAACTGTTGATGTTGCAGAAGCATTAAAGCCTATAATAACATTTTCATTTCCTGCTGTTATTGCTTGTCCTGCTTGCTTCCCTAATATAGTATTTGAAATAGCATCAGAAGTTTCAACTAAAGCTGATTGACTTGAGCCAATTCTAACATTGTTAGTACTGTTTTTTATATTTATATATGATGATCCTGAATTTTCATCACCAATTGTTACAGTATAACCTGAAACAGGAAGATTTCCATTGTTTATAGCTATTTGATTAGAACCACTGGCATTGTAAATAATTGAACTTGCAATAGTATCACCTGCTGAAAATAGCGGAACATATCCAATTGTTCCTGTTCCTTTTACAGTCCCTAAATTTGTTGTATATAAAGCGTCATTATTAAATTCTGAAATATTTATGTTTGCTTTTGTAAGTTTATATTGAACTCCTGAAGCATCAACTACCGCAAAGAAATCTCCGTCAGTATTAGATACTGAAGTGTTAAGTTCATTTAAATTAAGACCTAAAGTTACATTGCGTGATCCTCCTGCAATTGTTGTTGTAATTCCAGTTCCTCCAACAAATGTTATTGTTTGATTCTGAGTTATAGTT